TGGCGTTTACTTTTGTGATGGCGTTTACTTTTGTGATGGCGTTTACTTTTGTGATGGCGTTTACTTTTGTGATGGCGTTTACTTTTGTGATGGCGTTTACTTTTGTGATGGCGTTTACTTTTGTGATGGCGGTGTTTAACGCGGTTATATGATTTTCTCATATACTTAAAAAATATTTTAATTATTTCTAAAGATCCTATTACAACAACCCATACATACCGTTATAGGATCCATCATACACTTCCGAATAATAGCGAAGTATTCCTCCAACTATTTGTTGACTTTCTTCTCTACTAAAGTAGGGTCGCCGCCCGGACCAACCATCAGGCCACATAAGATCCTCTTCGTGGCATGATAAAAGACGTTCTAGAGAGGAACATTTATCACATCCTAATATTCTTTCTTCATAAGCTTGTAAATTAAATCTTTCAAGAAATTCTCGCAAGTATCTGCGATCGCGTTCTATAAGATGCTCGTAGATTTCTTCGTATGACACATCATCCTCTTGAGATTCGGGGTCGCTAATCGTGCTTGGCGGTGCCTCTTGAGGCACGGGATCGCCCCCCGTATCACTCCCCGTATCACTCCCCGTATCGCTAATCGTGTTTGGTGGTGTAGCACTATCGTCTTCCTCATCCTCTTCATAGTGTTGATAAGTATGTCCTTGTCGTATACTATCAGGCATATATCCTCTATTTTGATCATTGACGAAAATGGTGTATTCTTCTGATTGGTCTACGTATCTTTGGTTGCCTTCATCAATCCATTCGCGAACAACACTTCCCAAATTAAAACCAAAGTCTAACAGTATCCGAATAATAGGTTGATACTCCTTAGCAGTTAAATTATCTACATCATATCCCAATTCTTCAAACAGTTGAGTCATTCGGTCTCCTTTGTTTTGTAATAGCAATTGCTCCATAAACCTTGCTACCATGGGTTTGGTAAGTTCGGGTACTTGTTCTGCCTCGCGACACACTTCTTCGCGACACAGGGCGCAATGATTATTGCCGGATAGAATATTTTCGCTATAGCACGAGGCATGATACTGGTGTCCGCATTCTAGTGTAGTTTGATTGTTTTCTTTGATAAGTTCCATGCATATCACGCAAGTAGCGTAACCTTTGTGGTCTTCAAAGAAAAGTTGTTCATCGGGTATATTTGCGAGACAATCGCACATGGTGGTTGATTACATAAATAGAAAATAGTGAATAGTATTTTCAATTTATGACGGTTGATAGTACCAAAGGTTACCAAAGGTATTCGTGACTAAGGATTTTAGCGTTATACAAACCATTGCTTTTTCGTTTTTCTTTTTGGATAGCTTTTTTCCGGTTTTTCTCGCCAGAATGTCTAGAAAAATAGTTTTGCATGCGTTTGCGTGTAAGATGATTATTTTTAGCGTATAGTTTCAAGGGAGTCCGGTCTTTGTATTGGGGGTATCTGCGGTCACCAAAGTGTATTTTCCTAGTTTTTCCGGTGATGCGATGTTTTACGTACGCGGTATATTTTTTAGGGAAAGGTCCTTTTTCAAATTTCATAATCCGTTCTTTCATTACGTTATAATGAGATTTTATTATAATCTCACTATAATGTAATGGAACCAACGGACCAGGCGTTATATGCTAAGACAAAAAAGCGTGTCTATAAAAAGCATCCTAAACATAGTGCGTATCGTAGTGGTATATTGGTACAAACTTATAAAAAGAGTTTTAAAAAAAGGTATGGTTCAAATCGTTCACCGTATAAAGGGGAAAAGCCGACCGATCGTGGATTAAAGCGTTGGTTTAAAGAAAAGTGGGTCAATCAGAGGGGGGAGGTAGGGTATAAAAATAAAAGCGACATTTATAGACCTTCAAGACGAGTTACCAAGAAAACCCCAAAGACGCATGGGGAGTTGACGAGAAAGCAGGTGAAGCGTGCTCGGCGAGAAAAATACAAAAAGGGTAGGGTCCGTCGTTTTTAAATCAAAATATAAATTGAATTAAAAACAATACTAGTAAGTAAATATAATGAAAGTATACAAGATGTTGTTGGTAGTAGCATTACAGAATTCGTGCCATGGCTTTTTCAATCCTCCGGCAGCGAAGCGTACGTATGTAGCTCCGTTGTCGTCGCATTTCAGTGTAATTTCAACACAAATCACAGATAAAGCGATATTAAAGAAATCCTTGTTGGATATCAATAAGCAATATACAATATACAATGGTCCCACCACGATAATTGGTTACAACAAAGAAGAAATCCAAGTAGATTTAGCGATAAAGCAGGATAATTATCATGATATAGGGTTCAGGTTAAACAAAAATGCGTATGAGATGGTAACCGATTTAGAGTTTTGGCAGCAACCTGTACCACCCGAGGTGTTTATAGAGCGTCTCTTGAAAAGATATAGTTTGAATAGTATATATATAAGTTGTCGGGAGGAGGGATTTGTCACGGAATCCATTCAAGAAAATCTAGATACAGGTGCAACAGAGATAGTAGTTTCTAGGTATGATCATTAACGTCGTCCGCTTTTCATGTCATCAGGGATACCGTTTTCGCCGGTAGCACGATGTTCGGGGGGTACAGCAGATTCGTTGTTAGCGATCCGTTTTCGTGCGTCCCATGTTTCTTTGTATATCATTTCGGAGTGGTTTTTGTATTCTACCACGAATTGGCATATAAAATCCGTATAATTAGTAGTTTTTTTAAATTGTTCTCGCCATTGTTTGGTTATAGGATCATGTGCAGGTGCTTGAAATTGTTCCATCCAGTGGATAAGGCGATCCACGATGACTGCCACGGTAGGAGTATCAAGAGTTTCTAGAGGCAGATCTTCCTTAATCAGTTGGTGAATCTCTGGTTTGTTGGGAACGAATGTAAAAAGACCTTGTTTAAAAGCAGAAAGAATTTGTTGAATGTAAGTAGTATTTGGTGGAGACTGGTTGAGTTGGTTTCGTAATAAAGGTATCTCCATATACAATGTATTATAATAAGTATTTAAACATTTTTTTTTGCAATAATAATAATAATTGTTAATATTATGTTTAAACATGTGCTGTTATATCCGTGTGGATTAGGACAATTAAAATGGGGATTACAGGTATCACCATTATATTTAAAACAAATGTTGTGTAAGCAATCACATATTATATCACGGGTAAACACATTAGAGTATAATTCAATACAATATAATTTAAAAAACTTATACAATTCGGTTGTTGCTATAGAGGATCCGGTATTAACAATAGGCGGTGATCATTCTCAGAGTATAGCAACGGTACAAGGTAGTTTATTTAAAGAACCAGCAACAAAGGTGTTATGGATAGATGCGCATGCCGATATAAACACGTATAATAAATCCATTACCAAGAATCTTCATGGAATGCCGTTAAGTGTATTAACAGGATTAGAAGAAACATTACAATTTACTTACACTAATAGGGTATTAGATTTCTCTAATTTATTTTATATAGGTATCCGAGATATAGATGAATATGAAGAAAATATACTAAAAGAATACAACATAAGTCATGTAACAAGCAAAGATATTCATACAAATTTTTCCGATTCTATAACTAAAATAAATAATTTTATATCTGATTCACCGTTACATGTATCGTTAGATGTGGATGTCTTAGATCCGCGTTTTATGTATTGTACGGGTACAAAAGTAGATAATGGTTTAACCATAAATCAATTGTATGTAATATTAAAACTTTTTGAGTATAATAAGATAGTAGGTATGGATTTAACCGAATTAAATTTATATATAGGTAATAAAAATCACAAACATCTTTCTTTAAAAAATCTTTCCTATTTATTGAAGGATTATGTAAAAATAAATAAGTTATTAACATTTAAACTTTAAAATGGATAATAGAATATATGGAAACATTTATAGAGGAGCAAGGATTATTTTGGCAGTACCCGGTTATCACCGAGAAAACGTTTTACGAACAAAATAAGCATGACGTAGATTATGTAGGTATACCTTGGGCAACCGTACTAGACAAGCGTTATGATGTAAAACAATTAGCGGAAAAGGCAAGTTTATTATTACCTGGTAAGCTATATTACACGTGTTGTCAGCATATTTCGTTTCGTAAGTTGTTGCCTTTATTTCGTTATTTAAACATAAAAACCGTATTTTCCCCGCATAAAAAGATAGGAGAGTGTTTTATTCATGGAGTAGAAATAAAAGCTTGTCCGTTGTATGCCGTAAATGTAGAGGATGTTTCTCGCCAAAAGTTGTTTTTAAATGTAACTTACGAGGAAGTAGATCGTCCCTTGTGGTTTAGTTTCATAGGTGGTTATCAAAGGGATTATTTAACCACGGTGCGAGAACGGTTGTTTCAAAAATATGATTCGGATCCAAGAAAAGAGATACTAGTCAAAAATTCCGGAGACTGGCATTTCAATGAGGTAGTGTACAACCGTTTGCAGAATAAGGAAGGCGCTCAACAACTATCCACACGGCACCTTACAAATACGGACGTGTATAATAAGACATTATTGCAGAGTCGTTTTTCGTTGTGTCCCTCGGGTACAGGTCCTAATTCAATTCGTTTTTGGGAATCATTGGCCGTAGGAGCAATACCAGTGGTAATGAGTAAGCATTTAGAGTTACCACAAAATCCTTTATGGGATGATGCGATAGTAGTTGTATCAGAAGATAATATAGAAGAATTAGAGGAAAAGTTAGGTAGTTTAACGTTGGAGCGTGAGCGGATTATGCGAAAGACGGGGTTAAAGTTGTACGAGTATTATAAGAATAATTATAAGGGTGAACAGTTTTATGCAATGTCGTTACCATTTTCGCGCGATCAAAAGGTTGAATCTTTTGAAAAGATTCAAAAGAAAATAGAAACATCTACTACCCCTTATTTTATAGGTCGTTCTTCTTATAACGAAGCATCTCTATGTGGTGATTATTTAAGTCATAAGCAATCGCCTGCAAACATTCGTTTAAACATGTTGTGGGTAGCAGGTATTCAATTTAAATCTCCCGAGGATATTAGGGATTACATAAAAGCGTATACATCAGCGATAAACGAGTGTGATATGGTAGGTATCTATGATAATCTCATGTATACGCATATGTTTGATTTCCATCATTTTATGGTAAGATTCATGTATAAAAAAACGCGCTATTGCATAGAAGCCTTAGAACCGTTTCGTTTCATGGACGAACCGTCCTATCGTTTTCCCCAATTGTTTGAACATAAGCGAATTTTAATCATCACAAGTCATGCGGATACCATACAACAGCAATTAGATAGAGGAAAGCAGTTTCATAAGAAAAGGATATTTCCAGAAAGTGCCACCATTCAAGTCTATAGATCAGTACAACAAAATGCAAAAAATAACGATGATCAGTCGTGGAGTGTGCATTTAGAAAAGATGAAGGTGGATTTAGCGCAATTAGCAGAGGATAGTCCTTACGATGTAGTGTTTGCGGGGTGTGGTGGTTTTGGTATGATACTAGCGAATTATCTGCATAAAGAGTTAAAAAAGAGTGTAGTGTATGTAGGCGGAGCGTTGCAGTTGTATTTTGGTGTAAAAGGTAATCGTTGGAAAGATGTAGACAGTAAGGATCACTGGGTTTATCCGTTAGAAACGGATGTGCCTTTAGAGCCGGATATATGTGAATCCGCGTGTTATTGGGGAAAAGAGGAAGACACTTTAATAATGTCGGAATAATATATATGAGCATAAACAATAGTATAGTAGTGATATATATAGTAAGTTATGTGTTGTATATAGTATTTGGTCATCGTTTTGTAAGGAATATAGTATATCAGCAAGATAACAAAGAATATTCCAAGAGTGTAGCGGATGTAGTATTTAGAGGATTTTATCTTTGTTACATTGCAATGTTATATAATGCTTATTATTTTTACAATCCAACAAAAGAAACGTATTATAATGCAATAGTCATTAATGGGATATCCATACTATTGTATGCTTATAAATATGGTAAAGACCAAATAGATGGAGTTTTGTTGCATATTGTCTATGGATTACCGTTGATCATGGTAAAACAAAAAAGATTAGATACGGGATATGGATTTTTTAGTCTATTTACCATAGCAATGCTTTTATCCTATAGATATTTCTGTATTATATTATTGCAAAACACGCATCCTTATTTAGAAGCAGAAAATTATTATAGTTTGTATTCTTATTGCAATTTTACTCCGTAATATGACATAATATGCGAAGAGATTCCATAGCCCTAGTGATATGATTAGACATGGTATTTCTGCTAACATTGTAATGTTTGGCGATATCTTTTACTTTTTCATTTTTAAGGTATCGTCGTGTAATAATGTCTTGTTGATATGGTAAAAGTTTTTCAATTGCAAGTTGGTAATCTAATAGGTTGATTTCAGGATAATTATATTCTGAAATAATCTTATCATTTAAAGGATAAAGAGGTTTATTAGTTTTATAATAGTTTTTCAAGTAGACGGAAAAGTATCGCATGATCCAAAACCTAGAATAATAACTAAAACTTACATTTCTCGATTCATCAAATTTACGTGCTGCTCGCGAGAGTCCAATATACCCTTCTTGCAGTATGTCTTCTTTGACTTGCGGTGGCAAATATTTACCTTTTAGATACCGATATCCGTAATACGGTACCAATTTCTGATGTTTATTTGTCATATAATTTATATATTGAGGTGAATTATATGACGATACTGGTTGAATTAACGCGAGCAAAGTAACTATCGTAAGCATGGTATAGATGTATTGTTAAAATACTATTTTATATGTGTCAATTTACATCATAAGACCTTGTAGTTTCATGGAACGAATAAGGCGCGTCATACCAATGCCGCCGCCCGAACGGGGGAAAAACTCAAAGTCAAAAAATTCTTTGAGTTCGGCTTCCGTACGCGGTTCACCAAACAAATCATACAATTTCTTTTTGTAACCACCTTGACTAATGGTTTCAAACCGTTCACGCATGGCGTCTACATCCGTTTCGCGTTCCGCCGAACCAATGGTTTCTTGTCCACTCAAAATCACATCAATTTTGTTGGCTAGATCCGTATCTGAATCGCGTCGCATGTTCCAAAAAGGATCCGTGTATTCTGGGAAATCCGTAAGGAAAAAGGTAGCCGATTCTTCTTCCGCCATTCTAGTTTCATGCTCATGATCCAACTCTTTTACACCGTATTTTTCGGCCATGGTAAGATACGATTTGCGTACAAATTTATCAGGAGGATAACCTAGATATTGTAGCAATTGCTCTTCCATCTTAATAAGTTCCGTCATACCACCGTGCATTTCAAACTCAAAAAGCGGGAAAATAAGCTCATGGCGTCCGGGAACAGGATCTGGTTCTTGACGGTAACTGGTAGACAAGCAAAAGAACCCGGGTACATTAGGATTTTTAAGCAACTCATACTCTAACCACATTTGACCGGTTTGGGGAAGTGGCCAATCCTTTCCTGCATAGTTAAATTTAGTAACGGTGTAAGGATCTTCGCACGCAGCAAGAATACTAAGACGGTTTTGTGGGTGTGCTTCAACAAATCCCTTGGATTTAAAGAAAAGACGTAGTTTTGTAACCACATAATCAAAATCCAAACTATTGATAATTAATGAACTATCATACACACCGCTTACCGTGCTAGGATCATCAACAGAAGCAGAGTCAGAATTAGATTCTTGATAATATTCACTCATTTAAGAAAGTATAGTTTTAATTGTTTAAATTGGTTTTTAGGAATATTAAAAATTATCATTAAGTTCAAAAACATCGCTAGCAATATCTTTGTTCGCCAGAGCATATTCCCCGACCCGTTTTTCAAAAAAATTGGTTTTTCCCTCTATAGAGATTAGTTCCATAAATGCAAAAGGATTTTTACTATTATATAGTTTACTACAACCTAGTTGAGTAAGTAAACGATCTGCAACAAATTCAATATAAATGCTCATTAAAGAAGCATTCATACCGATAAGTCTACATGGGAGTGCATCTATAATAAATTCTTTTTCAATGCTTACCGCTTCGCCGACTATAGCATGGATATCTTTTTCGGATAATTTATGGGTTAGTTTGGAATAAAGAAGAATAGCGAATTCCGTATGTAGCGCTTCATCGCGACTGATGAGTTCATTACTAAACGTTAAACCGGGCATCAATCCTCGGTTTTTCAGCCAATAAATGCTGCAAAAAGCACCGGAAAAGAAAATGCCTTCAACGCATGCAAATGCGATAAGTCGTGTAGCAAAATTGCTTGTCGTATTTTCAATCCATTTTTTAGCCCATTCGCCTTTTTTATGGATACACGGAAAACTATTTAATCCAGTGAAAAGTTGTTGTTTTTTTACATCATCGCTGATATAATGATCTATCAACAAACTATACATTTCACTATGAATATTTTCCATAGCTATCTGGAAACCATAAAATGCTCTTGCTTCCGACAATTGTATATCACTCATGAACCTTGTCCCCAAGTTTTCAATGACGATACCATCGCTAGCCGCGAAAAACGCCAATATCATAGAAATAAAATGTCGTTCGTCATCATTTAAGGTTTCCCAGCTAGCTTTATCTTTAGATAAATCTACTTCTTCCACTCTCCAAAAACAATCAATTTGTTTTTTATACATATCAAATATATTTTGGTGTTGAATAGGAAACATTACAAAGCGATTATCGTCATCTTGTAGGAGGGGTTCTTTAGGTGTATTTAACATTCCTAAATAGTATAAATGGATATTTTTAATATTTATTCAATATATAATTGATGAATCATCCGCAATATACCAATAAAATACCAGACCAGATAAAGAGTGATATTTCAAGGTTTAATGAAGAAGAAGTACAACAAATGTTTGCTAGATTAGAAGAAATCAAGCAATTAAAGCGAACGCAAAAGGAGCGTGAATTAAATACAAAATATTTGATAAAAGAAACGGATAAAGAGTTAAAAAAAATAACCAATAAACAAGAAAAACTAAATGAAGAAGATCCAGGATTAAAGATGAAATTAAAATCATTATTGTATCAATTATCGGAATTTGACAAGTCCATTCAAGACAATAGTGATATGTTAAATAGTTTGTCGATGAAAGCAGATGAAACCGAAGCTTTAATAAGTAAATTACAACAAGTAAAAAAAATGCATGAACAGGTTAGTAAAGAATAATTTAATATCTTTTATTTTTATATACAAAATGGATAATAGTTATAGAGAAATGGAAGTTTTAAGCAATCAATTATACAAAGTTATTGAAAAATTAACTAGTAAAGTAAAAGAGAATGCAGGCAGAAATAAGCGATTATCTAGTAGATTTGATGAAATAAATGAATCATTAAAAGAGCATTTAACTTACATAGTAGAGATGCAAAAATATAGTAAAGAGTTAGCAAGTAAAATAAATGACTGTGCAAAAAATACAAATAAAGAATTACTGGAAATAAAAAAAAAAGAACTGGACTTTTTAGGTAAATTAAAAAAAATTATTTTAACGAATAAAAAATATTCAAGTGAAAGTGATTTACCCTTATCTATCATTGATCGGTTGCAAAAAAGAAAGGGATTTTCTAGTTTTAAAGATAACAATAGACATAGAGATGAATATAATAAAAATCTTTATAAAGAATTATCACGTAGTTTAGGTAAACTACCAAAAACAGAAGATAGTGATAAAATTAATAAATACAAACATGAACTAAGTAAGTCAATAAGTAAATTAAATCATTGTAATAAAAGTGCAGACAAATTAGCGGAATCAAACAAAGCATTAATGAAAATTGTTATGGATAAAAAAGATGGTTTATGGAGTGTATTGGATAAAAAATCCATGGATTTACAAGGTAAACCTGACGTAAAGGCATTGTTAGATAAAATAGAACGGTTAAAAGGAAAAACCATGAATATAGCCGTAAAATCTAAAAAGGCTGAACAAGAATTGGAAAAAGAAATTGTAGTACCCGTAGCAAATGTTACCGAGTACGATGATCCTACCATTCCTGTGGCTGAGATATATACCGGGGAAGAACAACAAGTAGTCCGTGCACAACCCGTAGATCAACCTGTCTATGGTGCGGTAAATCAAGTAGAACCTATATCGGCTCAAACGGGATCTATGTTTGATATGTTTAAAACTACCCCAGCATCCGCTAAAGAAAAAGCTGATAAGGAAATCAAAGGACATCAAGAAAGAAAGGAAAAGGCGGAACAAGAAGCTACAGCAGCAATAGCAGAGGCAGAAAAGGAGACTGTAACAGCAAAGGAAAAAACCGATCAGCACAAAGAGGAGGCAGCAAACGCCCAAGAGGAGGCAGCAAACGCCCAAGAGGAGGCAGAACAACACCAACAAGACGCGGCAACCGCCCAACAGGAAACAGAACAACACCAACAAGACGCGGCAACCGCCCAACAGGAAGCAGCAAACGCGACGCAGGAGGCGGCAACCGCCCAACAGGAAGCAGCAAACGCGACGCAGGAGGCGGAAAGAGCAAAGGCGGAAACTGAACAACATAAAGAAGAGAGAGAAACCGCCGAAAAAGAGGCGGAAGCAGCAATCACTAAAACCAAACAACACCAACAAGACACAGCAACCGCGAAGCAGGAGGCGGAAACAGCAAAGGCGGAAACTGAACAACATGAACAAGAGAGAGCAACCGCAGAGAAACAGGCGGAAACAGCAAAGGCGGAAACAGCAAAGGCAGAAACAGCAAAGGCAGAAACAGCAAAGGCAGAAACAGCACAAGAAGAGGGTTCAGAGACTACAAAGGATTCAGAAACGGGACAGACACCCATTACGGAAGAGGAAGAGGACACGCAAAAGGATCCAGAATTAGAAGAGAAACCCGCCATGCCAGATGCACCAACCGCCCAAGAGGAGGCACCAACCACCCAAGAGGAGGCAGACACACCAGATGCAACAACCGCCCAAGATGAAACAGAAGTCGTGCCAGAGGAAACAGAAGTCGTACCAGAGGAAACAGAAGTCGCACCAGAGGAAACAGAAGTCGCACCAGAGGAAACAGCCGGGCCAGAGGAAACAGCCGGGTCAGAGGAAGCAGTCGTGCCAGAGGAAACAGCCGAGCCAGAGGAAGCAGTCGTGCCAGAGGCAGCAAGTTCAGACCAAGCTGAATCTGTACAAGAACCGAACTTAGACAATTCTCAGGTTAAAGATAAAAATATTATTAATAATATTATATCTATTGGAAATACAACTCAGCCCCCCAGAATAGTAACTAGTGACGATGATTACAGTGAAACTGAAAGTGAAGAAGAAACAGATAAAAAATCAATAAGAAAAGACAAACGTCAAGAGGTCAAAGATAGTAAAAAAAAATCCTTAAAACCCACAGATGATGGCTTATCGCTAACTCCACGAAGAATGTTAGAAAACCCCGTAGATATAGATTATCCAATGAATGAATCATCAAAATTTTATACTAGAAGAAGACCACCACAAGGGCCAACACCACCACTAGAACCAAGACTAGAACCAAGACTAGAACCAACAATAGTACCAACACTAGCACCAACACCACCACCAACACCACTAGCACAAGGGCCAACACCGGCACAAGATATTCCTAGTTTGTCCGTTCCGCTTATGGGCGTTGGATTACTAAGTCATTCAGCACCACCACCACAAGCACCACCAATAGATCTATTAAGACCAATTCATATATTAGGAGCAGGACCAGTTGGTCTTTATACAGCTTATTTGTTTGCAAAAAAAGAATTTAAGAAGATTACTATATTTGAACGCAGAACAGAGGACGAATATAAAAAACGAAAAAATGTATTATATTTAAGCGATAATCCAATGCTAAAATCGCTTTATAACGAGTTACGAGATAAAGGTATGTGTAAACTTACTTCACGACCTCCTCAAATTAAAGGCGTAGAATGTCAAGATCCAGGCGATAGACACGACGAGGAGGGTGATATAGGATATTCACTGCCTACGTATGTATTACAAAATGTTCTTAGAGAAGCGGTTGAAAAGACAAAAAATGTTAAAATTATTTTTAATAGTAATAGCAATATTGCTACACCAGAAGATGTGTTAATAGTTGATGCTACAGGAGGACGTATAGACCAAACCAACAATTTAATTCCTGAAACAACTAAAATACAAACACAACTAAAAGTAATAGATAATGATAAACAACAACAACAAAAAGCATATGGATTAACTGTTGTTTTCCCGTGTAATACAATAAAAGCCCAGAACGATAGCACTACAACCAGTGATCAGAATAACTGGAGAATGTTCGCAATTTATGGTCCAACTGATACCAGTAAATGTAAGGATGATTATCGATATTATCTAGGTATTACTATTTCTAAAGAGTTATACGATAAACAAAACACTGTAAAAGATAAAATTACTCCTGAAGTAGACAAAAAAATACGGGAAATTTTAAAGGAAAATAATTTTAAAGTTGAAAACACCATTACATTTAAGGCAAAAGACATAACAGTTTTCCCTATTGATATATCTTGTAAAAAAAACCCACATGTTAATATTGATAAAATGGATTATGTATTGGTAGGAGATTCTATGTTGAACCCTCATTTTTTTAGTGGTACAGGTGTAAACGCTGGATTAAACATGGCGCAAATATTAGTTAATACTTATCCGCATCTACATAACTATAAATCTAATATTAGTGGAATAATAGATGATGTATATAAAAAAAGTAAAAATATACTCACCATAACAAATAGTAATACCGTTCCGCTTATGGGCGTTGGATTACTAAGTCATTCAGCACCAGCACCAACATCAGCAGCATCTTATAAGTCCAAGATCATGGCGATCGTCAAGCAGGACGGATTGGCGCTGAAGGATGCCTCCGAGGATCTGAAGAAGGACAAGGATGTGGTCATGGAGGCCGTCAAGCGGGACGGGAGGGCGCTGCAGTATGCCTCCGAGGATCTGAAGAAGGACAAGGATGTGGTCATGGAGGCCGTCAAGCAGGACGGATTGGCGCTGCAGTATGCCTCCGAGGATCTGAAGAAGGACAAGGAGGTGGTCCTGGAGGCCGTCAAGCGGGACGGGAGGGCGCTGCAGTATGCCTCCGAGGATCTGAAGAAGGACACGGATATCATTAGAGCAGCACCAGCAGCACCAGCAGCACAAGAAAATACTAGTTTGTCCGTTCCGCTTATGGGCGTTGGATTACTAAGTCATTCAGCACCAGCATCACCACCAGCACCAGCACCAGCACCAGCAGCACCAGCACCAGCAGCACCAGCATCAGAAAAAACTAGTTTGTCCGTTCCGCTTATGGGCGTTGGATT